CTCACTTCCAACTTCAAGAAGTATTTGATCTTCAGTCAATGCCATAGTTTTAAAAGGTGGGAGAGAGGTTTCCCTCTCTCCCGGTCAGAGTTAGCACATACCGTACAGATAAACACCGAGGTCGGTAGCAAGAACAAGCTGGTCAAGGTACATATCAGCTTCGATCCTGACAGAATCGTTAAGTTCCGGCATAAGGATCTTACGGGTGCGAATCGGCCTGCCGATGTCGCCACCAGTATAGTTGATATGATAACCAGCCGAAGGAGAGAACTTGCTCGGTCTGGACGGTGTATAACAAAGAAGGCCACGACTAGTGGTAAGGAAGTCAGTGCCTGTCTCATTAACAGAGTCCAGAATAATGAGCTTATCCACTTCAAACAGCTTAGCCAGCATGTCAGCGGTAACAACCTTATCCGTAACAGTCTTCATCCTGTCCATGATGAGAGTGTTAGTCTTGAGGGCTTTATAAGCATCCCAAGAAAGAATAAGCTTGTTAGCCTTGTAACCAGTAACCTTGGTGATTGCCTCATGAGCATCCATGATATGATCAACAGGATCGTGGTCACTCCGGTTGTCGGTCTTGTCAGTCCACAGATACGAAGCAAGAGAAGTATCTGTTGCCCAAACAGAAGTAGTGAAGAAGGTAGCAATAAGCTGCTTCAACAGAACCCTGCCCATGCGGGACATAACAAAGTCAACAGAGTCATTAACAGGATCAAACGGGTTATCAAACTCGTTCATGTCATCTCTGGTGATGTCTTTGTGGAAGGAATACTGTTCCACATTATATGTGGTCTTGCTCACCGCATAATCATCGCCAAAGGACTCAGTTGCACCAGTACGTTTGTAAAGGTCAACTTCTCCGATACGAAGCCAGTCAGCCTTGGTGTAAGTTCCAATATAGCCGGTCAGACGCTTGGTATTAACCATAGGAAAGATTTCAAACGCCGTAAGCGGCTTATCCACAATATACCTATTCGCTACATTAGCGATATAGGTAGGAGCCATCTGATCAGACCAATGAGGCATCATTCACCTCCTTACAGCACGCGCACATTAAGCAGGTGCGTGTTATTGGCTGTGTTGTTGGCCTCCAGGCAAACCGCAGCAACAAAGGTGTTATTACAAATCTCAAAACACCCATTAGCACCGGCAGACAACTTTGTGCCAACAGCAACTGAAGCGTTGGCGCCGATAGTTACATAGGCCATACAAGAACCCTGATAGATAATCTCAGAAGCCAGGTTATTGGCCCTGCCCCTCCGAACAACACCAGCAGGAACCTGAGTGTTGTTAGCTGTCTTGGCACCAGCCCAGGTAACAACGTAATGCTCAGCTCCTACGAGGTTATTCGCAGATACGATGGAAGTACAACGAATATCCTTTTCATTAGCAGCCATTTAAAAATCCTCCTTTACTGCTCAAGAGCAGCCATCTCGTCGGGATGTTCCTTAGCATAAGCTGCGTAAGCATCCACAACGGGCATACCGTGCTCTTTCGCGTATTTCTCGATCTTAGCTTCAAGGTCAGCAGCCTTGGCAGCATACCGATTACCGTTAACAAGCTGTGCCTTTCCAAGTTCATTGATAATGTCCTTCATGAAAGCGAACACATCAAGAATCTTGTCAGTCTCTTCCTTGGAAAGCTTACCATAAAGCGGCAGGAAGTCCTTTACGAGCTTATCGCCGACTTTAGCAGTAACATCTTTGGTGAACCTTTCCATCCGAAGATCAGACAGCTCCTTTTCCTGCGCCTCGATCCGATCCTTAAAAACCTGCGGAATCTCAGGTTCCTTATCGGGCTTCTTGAGCCAGGAATCCTTTTCCAGAACGTCGAACTTCTTGGTATCGACGAGCTGGATACCGTCCTTCTTCTGTTCAACGATGTAACCAGTGAACAGCTCCTTGAAGACATCCAGAACATCAGCCGTAGAAATATCTTTGGCGATGGTCTTAAGCTCGTCTTTTACGACTTCGGGAATCTCAGCCGACTTCGTAGAAAGAAAAGCCATGAGCTTCAGAACACGATCCATAGTAATTCCTCCTTGGTTAGAATCCTTTACGATTAAAAACTTTTTGCCGTTCTTGGGGAACGCTGCAAGAGACACTTCTTGCACTAAGAGTTTCTTTATTTTAGCCATCTTTCAATCCTCACATTACCATTTTACTGAATAGCATTTTTTCGTCAATGTTTTGTCCAATTAAAAAGGAAAAGCCCCAGTCAGTAAACCGGGGCCATAACATTACATGGAGGAGAGTCAGGCAGAACTACTCGCATCATCTATTATAACAAAACCCCCTAGAGAGAATCCCACTATCTCACCATTTTTGATCTGTTCCTGAAGTGACGGGTCTTTTATCTGCCAACGCTGTAGCCAAGAACCAGCTTTAACATCAAGATCATTTATTTTCATGTCTATCGGTGCAATATAACTCTCAAGCAATACTACCTGATCACCGTTAAGCGGCATCTTATGCCTATACATAGTATTACGGAAGAAAGTATTATATTCGTAGCAAGCAGTCATAATAACTTCGGCTGACATTTCATCCCCGTCAGCATCTTTCTCGTCAGGAGCGTATACAATACCAAAAACTTCTTCGCCACGCATCTCAGACAATTTGAGATGAAACTCTTTTTCCTTTTCTTTACAACTCTTTTCGTAAATATTCCTAGCTCTTTCTTCTACATCCTGATACTTATATTGACCAGCACGAGACATTGCGGCCCTAAGCAGTCCACAGTGGATAGCACCAGACTTAGGATCACGGAACGGAAACTTACGATTGCCTGTAGAATCTACCAGCAAGAAGTAAGAAGCAGGAAAGCCTCTACGCTTTGACTGCGTGTTGTAAGCATCATAGACATATTCAGGTATAGTTGAAGCACGAATTACATTAGGCATCTTCGCCTCCTTCATCAACAGCCGGTTTTTTCGCAATAGCTTTTGCTTTCTTTTCTGCTTCTTCCTTAGCTTTTTCAGCCTCTTCTTTGTTATAAGGAAGATTAGATAATGCAAGAATAGCTTTTTCTATGGATTCAGTAGGTTGTACGGCACCTTTTTCGATAAGGCTTGAAAGAAACGTTCCTACATCTCGTAAAGAGTTATAATTCTTTATAGCAAACTGTATTGTTGGCTCTTTACCTATTCTGTTGTAACGACAGATATCGTAGATTACCTGTTTCTGGAAAGCATCAGCAATGTTTTTTGCGTAAGCATCACAAGCACCCAAGAAATTAGTGACGTGCATTTGTGAGTTTGAGTTATTTGTTGTAGCAAAAGCTCCAAGGGAAAGGAAATTAGCTAGTATACCTGTAGCCATCTCAGTATTGTAACGAGCAATTATGTCAGACGTAGGAACAGATGCACGATTTTCACCACGAAGTATGGTAAGTTCCCATCCGGCAGGAATAACTACACCCTGCTGTTGATCACGTCGAACAGATGAAACTAGCTGAATTGCCCATTCTAGTGTAGCAGCTACGTTAGCATCATAATTAGGCGAACCAGAATCAGCCGCAGTAAAATCGAATCCTTCCGGTGCTCTAAGAACTGGCAATCCACCCAGGTCACGATCAATGGCAAGAGCTTCCGCGGCCTCAATAGAAATCTTATAATAATATGGTTTGTAGAGATGTCGTAGCATAGAGATGCCAAATGGAGAACGATTCTCGCTCATTAGCACAACATGAAGAGTTTTTTCGTAAGGCGTACTATACGGACCGCCTGCTGACATCTGATTAACAAGACCAAAGTCATCATTAATAGAATCTATTGTAGACTGAAGCCTGGGTTCAATGTCAGTAAGCAACATTGTGCCACTTTTCATCTGCCAGATTTTTTCTCCTAGATAATAGCCATAGGTAAATGCACTAGATATTTCATCGAGAATCTGTGTGAAAGGTGTACTCATCTGATCTAGGATTTCGGTAACGGTTTTTGCGTTAGGACCGTCGATGTAACAATCCATTCTTCTAACTACGGTAGACAGCAACAACATCAGTCCACCGATAATAGGATCGTTCTTCCTCATTTTGTTATAAATGAGCAAGCCTGTTGGAGCAAGAAGTTCTGTTAAAGGCTCCAGCGTAGAGCTATGATATCCCTTCATGCCATCATCAATACCTGGGGAACCATATACATGCCGCGAGCCTTGCAGAGAAGCAAGTTTTGTTCTCGGAAATGTAGCCTTTGCTGGCTTATCTACTTTTTTAGAGAAAAAATTCTCGAACATTGGTTTCTCCATAAGCAAAATGCAACTTGCATAATGCTAAAAGAATTTTGCATATTTACCATATTTGCTCGGATTAAGTGTTTTACTCAACATAGTTGCCATTGATACCGATGCGCTCCTTGGCACAAACATACCTTTATTTTGTACAGCAAAGCTATCAACAGCGCAACTCATCATAAGCGCATCAGCAAAGTTTGGTGAGTGACCAAGACGCTTGACCAAGTCTTTTTTGGTAAGTTTTAACTGGATTAGACCAGAAGCATAGTCAAATTCGATATTAACTAACTCTTTTTTCAATTCTTCTGGCGGAGCTACGGGGAAATGAAGATCTTTTATCTGTTTGTGTAACTTGTGGTAGCCTTCATCACGCTTCTTAGTGTACATTGTCTCATGAAAAGCCTTTTCGCTCCCCATAAAGGCAAGCGTGTTAACTTTTCTGTTGTAAAGAAGTGAGTCATAAACTCCTGCTCCTATACCAACTGCATCGACGATAGCTATAACATCTCGTCCGTGGTAGACCTGTGTAGCAAGACGCTCAACCTCTTGTACCAAGAAGACGGTATCATTAGTAGGAATCTCATCCCATTTGATCAAAGAGTTACCACTACGATGCAAAATAATTGACGGGTCTTCTCCACGACCTCCAACGTCAACAGACAGGATAAGACGCCCGTGCAGAAACTCACGATTAGTTCTAACAAGCTTATCGTATTCTTCTGGAGTTATGACGAATGCATCAGATGCTTGAATAGGAAGGCCCATAACCTTAGCACGATACATAGGAGATTCTTTGCCGTAACGTGCTATAATACGTTCTTCAAAGCTCTTATCAACTAATGGTGACTTTCGTGAATCAAAATATTTAACACCCCAGTTTTTACCCTTTCCATCAGGATCAGAGATTGTATCATAATAATAACCAGCAGTTGATACCGGATTAGAGATAAGCAATATCATTGCGCGGTCATCTGTCATTGCACCGTCAAGAGCAGTAAAAACAGGGTCGGGAACACCACTATTAGATCCCCAAAAACATTGTCCTTTTCGGCGCATATACATAGAATGATGGGGAGGAACAGTTAAACACCAAACTTTTCCTCTATAATAGACTTTATTAATGTTATTTTGTCTTACAGATATAAATGGTGGATTATCATACTTTGAAATATATACTATAAAGCCATCAACACTAGATGTTGCAAAGTGATCTTTTATCCAAGTAGTTCTTCCTGCTATATTACGTTTAGATATAGAAGCATAACCGCCTGTTTTTATAACAACTTCTTGTAAATCATCTGCCATTTGTTTGCTTGATGTATAAATAACATGTCTTCCGTTTTCACGGGAATAGCCATCACCGCGTAGATATGATGCTAAAAATGAAGTTTGTATACTTTTATGCCAATTCTTTAGATAATTAGGTATGAACTTATTATTGAAGTCACTACCACAAGTTTCTGCTAAATATGTTGCTAAAACTGTTGAGTTTATGTAAAACTCTTCTATATTGTTTCTTTCATAAACACCAAACTTTATGTTAAGTTTTTCTAGTATTTCTTTGATGTGAAAACTATTAACTCCAACTGTTTGTGAAATACCTATTGTATTTCTTTCTGCATTGACATAGCCTTCAGATAAATACCAACCAAGAAATGATGCCCATAAAGTAGTAGGAACTTTACCAAGTGAAGGAATATCTATCCAATCCTGCTTGTTACCTACAAAGAAAACATCTCTATCCATATAAAAACGACTTTTCTTTGTTATATCAAATTTTTGTATCTCTTGTCTTCTGATTTCTGTATATTCATCTTGTCTTGGTTTACGTATTCTATAAAGCATATTATGGTTAGGCGTAACTTTAAATGAACAAGTTTTAGATTCATACTCATACATATCACCTTCATAATCACTAATATGTAATTCTGTTGGTTTCTTATATTCAGTAGCATGAGTAGTTATGTTTTTAGTTAGCACTAAATCATTATTATTTATTTCATGATAATGTTTCCAGCCATCTAAAGTTAAAACTTCAGTTTCTTCATCATAACATGCTTCGTCAACGATAATCAAAAGATAAGGTGCATGAAAACCAGCAAGAGTATCGTTAAGCTGACGAGTATCTTTAGATACTGTGCGGGCTACTGCATACCACTCTGAGAAACCTTTTATTACTAATCTTCCTTTATAACTTTCAAATATATCTTTATACTTGTAACGCTTGAGCCAGAAACTTATCTCGCCCCAAAGAACATCATTAAGCTGTTTGCCTGTAGGAGCCGTCGTAATAACTTTAGCATGTGGGTGACAGGAGAGAAACCAGATTGTAAGGAGGGCAGCTTCAGCAGACTTGCCTATACCACCACCGGCAGATACACAAAGATTTTTTGTTTCTAGGAGGGATTGAGCGATCTCAACTTGTTGATCAGTAAGGAAGTTAAACCTAAGCCCGGAAAAATCAATAGTTTCTAAGGCCCATTGTACGAAATCATCTCCGTAACGTTGGAAAAGCAGCTTAGAAGCTTCGAGAACCCTCTTTTGTGTTTGTGTGTCATTGCCCATCCCCCTCTTTTACCAGGTCTTTAAAAATGGAATCAAGAGGATGTTCGACATCAGGTTTTTTACCCGTAG